TAAATTTTCAAACTCAGAGGACTTAAAATCAGCATTACGGAAGGTCTGGTAGATGCGCTTCCAGTCCTCATTGAGTATTAAGTTATTCTGTCTTGATGTATTGCTCATTTGCTATTGTTTCCTATGTAATATTTAGCGTTAATCATTAAGTGCTTAGTTTATTATTTTCTTTTCTCTATCAAAACTAAATGACATTTTTTCATTAACATTAAAGGGCAAATAAGTTATATCTGCCTCTATTCTTATACCCTGCTCTGTGCTATCAACCAATACGTCATTAACCGCTATCCTAGGATCATAGTTGATAATATCTTCCACATCCTGTGCTATTAATCCCTTAACTTCTTCTGTAAATTGTTCAAAGATCATGTCCCAAATGATGGTTCCAAAACTAGGATTTTCTAATTTTTCACCCTTTCTAATGTAAAAATGATTGATTAAATCCTGTTTTACCAGATCAATATCATAAAGTTTGAATCCGTTAGCAGAATTTGCACTGTTAAATCCTTTATACTTAAATGACTGAACATTAGATTGAACTGTTGCGCTCTGAGTTGCTACGGATTTAGTTTTGTATAACTTTGCCATACTATTCTTCCCCTCCTATTTCTCTATCAGTTGCTGTTTGATTCTGTTCCGAAGGAGCAAAGTTTTCATGCAATGGCCAAGGTTCGTGCATTGGAACTCGTTTCATTATAGATCTAATTGTTCCTTCATTGTATCGTTTGCTTTGATTCCATCCAACAGCAGTGTTTGTTACTATGTTTTTATGCGTGATCAAATCCGCAATGCTTTGAGCATCATCTGCTGTTCTTGCTTGGGGACCATTCATGTGTATTTCTGCTGCTGTTTCTATGTGCTGACCCGTGCTTAGTATTTCAGTATTTGCACCTGCTGTTAAACTTGTTCGTAATCCGGTTTTGATATCCAAGTTAATCTTCTGTTCTATTCTAGTATTGCCGATCACATCAATGTCTAAGTCTCCTGGTACTATCACACCGGCACTGTTTTCGTATGCTCTAGTTTCAATCTTTCCATTTGCACCTATTAGTATGTTTGTGTTGAAAGCACTTTCTATCTGTATTCTACCTGCTTCCAATCCAGCATAATCTTCTATCTTAGGAACTGGATTTCCATCGTCGTCCTTACGATGTAATGTCGATGGAGACTGATATTCGGCAGTGGCTTTCATATTAACATTTCTTCCTGCTTCGATGTTGATGTCTCTATCAGCCTTGATGTTTAAATCATTTTCGGAATGTATGCTTATGCTGTCAGCGGCATAGATATCTATCTTTCCATTTGAAGTCAATTCGACCCAAGCAGTACCTCTAGAATTACCGATGTAAATTAAATCTTCAGAATTGTGTAATAATAATTGGTGTCCGGTTCTAGTTCTTATCCTTGTGTATTCGTTGTATGGAATTGTTACATTGCCTTTTTCTCCGGCTGCAACATCTGCATATGCAACTGGTCCTGTTCCGGCAGGTGTTTTTCTTAGGTATCTCTCATCGCCATCATCTATTACAAACTGTGTTCCTCCTAATCTGCTAACCGGGATTGAGGTAGGTGATTGAGACTCGTTAGTACCTATAACCATTCTTTTAGCATCCGTTCTCTTATCAAGAGGTCCAGGTGTGCTTATACCAAATACACTATTAGGAGTTTGGCGTCTGCTAGTGGATGTTACTACTCCCCTAACGTCATCTTCTAGTGTTCCCTGTTCTAAAAATCTGTCAGCAATAGGATGTATAGGTTTTTTAATTTTTTCAGGATTTATTTCCTGTGCCGTTGCGTTGTGTCTCTTGTTTATGTCACCGGTAGGCAAGGGTTGTTTTGTATCATATTTTTTCTTGTCCGCATCTGAAATTGCCACTTCGGTGGTTCCACCGATAGCAGGAACCATGTGATTAGCAAAGGAAGGCGGAACACAGGCAAACCAAAATCCCTGTGCTGGATCTCCGTTTGCAAACATGACCATAACTATCACTCCGATGTCGGGCGGTACAAACCACATACCATATGATTTTTGAGTGTCATTAAAATCGTTAGCATTATTTCCTAGTGCTTCGTACGGTGTGTAACCAAAGAAAGGAAATGCAGGACTAACCAAATAGGTTTGTGAATCAGTGTTAGGATCATTACCTTGATTTCTCAGTATGGTAACTTTAAGTTTGCCATTGAAGGTAGGGTCAAGAACGCTCACAACTTTGGCTAGATGTATTCCATTACCAATGCTGCTGGCTTTAGTAAAATTATTTGGTGTTCTTTTTTCTGTTGCCATATTATGTTGATCCTAGACTATCATCAACTACTACCTTGGTTGCAACCGCTTCCTGTTTGTTTTGCGGAATTGGTTTGCCTTCGTAATCAATTGGTTGTCCTTGTTTTCTAAGACATTTTAGGTTTTGTGTAAAAGTTCCGTTTTCAAACTTATTTTCCACCATGGTGACTTGATAGATACCACTAAACGGACTTTCAACTCCTTTTCTATTAAATTGATACAATCCTGCTTTAGTATCAACGTCTGCTGGTGTTCTAAAACTTATGTAAATGTAACAATCCTGTCCTTCGTAATTAGCCGTTCCGTCATTGGTAATAAGGTCGGATTGGCTAGAAGGTTTAGCAAAATAATTTCCCATGCCACTATCAACCATCCAATATGTATCACCTAGTATTTCTAGATCAACAGTTACCAAGTCAGCACTGCTACCATTAAGGAATGCTTCATGAAATGTTTCCGCAACCTGTTTCTCAACGTCATTTTGTCCCGAACCACCTTTTCTGTTTTTAAATAGGGCAGGATCACTTTTCTTTTTAGACTTACCTAGATTAGCGGTTTGTGCTGCTGCGGCTGAACCCGTCGTTGTTTCTGTTTTTGTTTTAGTACCAGAAGCAGTACCTTGTTGATCATTGGTTTGATTTGTGGAGGTATTTTTTTCAGCATTGGAAGCGCCTCCAGTATAAAACAAATTATTAATTGCAATGTCAAATCTAATAATGTCTTGGTTCTGTCCGGTGTATATGTAATCGTACCTTTTTACAATTTTCTTTTCCAATTCAGAATACCCAAGGTTAGCAGAAGTTGGAGAATTAAAGATGCTGTGATGAACAAAGAAAGGTACCACCCTAAATGTATATTTTTTTGCAAAATCTGCAACTAATATATCATAATCTAAAAACTCTATCTGTACGTCTAGTCTAAACCATTTAATAAATCCATCAACTAGATTGGCAGGATCCAATGCCTGTTTTGCATAGGTAGAACTTAGTATGACTTGCACGATTATGTCAGTTAGTTTCTGTTCTTGTGTAAAACTGAAAACTCTAGTTTTAGGATTAATGGTCATCTTGTCTCTTTCAACAAGACCAGTTTCTTCATTATATACATCACCCTCTTTGGAAAAATCGAAGTTGCCGCCGGTTTCTGCACTGTAAGCAAAGGTTGCTTTTCCAATGCCGTTTTCTCCAAACTCATTCTTGGTTACTGGTTGGCTTTTTCCTACTGACTTGGTTGGTTTTTTTGATTTGTTTGTTGCTCCCTTGTCTTCAGTGGTTCCTGATCTGTGTGCAATAAATTCATCCCAACTCTTAGGAAACTGTACTTCGTATATGTCTTCGACAGAATACATTTTATTTTTTACGTTTTCTTCTTCTGCCTTCTTAAGGATGCTTACTAGACTCCGATCCCCAGTCACTAACATCTCTTCAACTGTGTTTTCATTAGGCGCTGCGATTTTAATATCTTTAAAAGTAAGATCAACATTATCACTCAATGCACCGTGATTATACGGGATTGCCTTGACATTGTATTTGCTTCCGCCTTCATCAACCTCAAATTTTACTTCGGTCAATTTCATTGGAAAAAACTTAGGCTTTACACTTTTAAAAACAGTGCCGTCTTGTTTAAAACCTTTGAAATCTAATCTTAATAAAAATGCAGCATTGTTTAGATAGTTTGCATATCCTGCTTTTATTGCCGCGGTCTGCATGCTCTGAAGCAGTAACCCCATGCTGTAAGGTTCATAAATTTCAAATTCAAAACCAGTAGCATTTGAATTGCCAGTTGCCTCTGTTGCAGAAACTACCGCTTTCATTCTGAAATTATCAACATAAAACTCTGGCCTTCCGTATGCAGTATTGACTCTTGATGTGGATCCTGGTGAATCTCTTCCCCCTGAAGAAAATACAATTCCCGATTCAAGCGTTGCTGTTTGTGTTATGAGTCCATCTCCCGAGCCGCTATCTACTTGATTCTGAATGTCAAATGTTTGTTTTGCAAATGATAAATCATCTGTTCTATAAGATGTAGGGTTGTTAAACTGTTGAGGAGTAAGAACTGCCAGTGTCCATAAAGGTGTATAACTTGCAAAATCTAAAAGTGGATTAGGAACAAGGTTTTGTAGATTCTGTCCCTGTGACCCAGAAGTTGTTTCCGGTGGTGTTGTGACAGATGACTTTCCGTCTTTTATTTTATTAACTGCTTTATTGTAGGCTTCTGCGAAACGAGCCATTCCCTTACTGGCGTTGGCTGGTACCTTGTTTGTCTGCGCAATTTTAGTTCCGTCTGGTTTTTTGTTTTGGTATTCATCTAATTGTTCTTGGCTTCCATAAACACGTGCCTTCTTACCATTAATTATTGTGTCAATATAGGGTTGATCTCTATTGATATTAACATTAGTGGTGTTACCATTGCTTTGTATTCTTCTTTCAATGAATTCTGCAGCCATGTTAGACTCCTAGGAATTTTCTTAAATTGGAGTCCTTGGGTATGTAGATTTTTGTTCCTGTTTCAAAATCAAAAATAGGATCTTTGAGTACCTCCATATTTCTTTGAACAAAAACCCACCAAAGTTTCGGATCACCGTAAAGGTCATATGCTAATAAATCTGGTCTATGCCTATACTGTCCTTCAATTGAATATAGGTAATCATCATCTTCTGATGGAACTGGTCTTATGTTAAGAAGTTCCAGATAAAGATTATTCTGTGTTGTAGTTGAGTAGGGCGATGATAAACTGTATGTTGCCATATTATAGGTATCCTTGTCCGCCGTTTACCATCTTGCCTGCTGCATATTTTTTCAAGTCGAATTTTCTTAAATCTGATCTGTTGTATATAGGTTGTACAACCACGTTAAGTGTACTTAAAATTGGAACCCATGTAGGACTTCCCCATTTGGAGCATCTAATATAATTGACATCTTCTGGAAACGTAACTGAAAAAGATTTCACCACAACAGGAATATTCTCAAAAACATTTGAACCATAACCACTTAACTGACATACGACCGGAGGATTACCTGCATTCTCTCCTTGACCGTAAAACATCTTGGTTGTTGTTCTAAAGAATGTAGTGGCTGCTATCCAGTATGCTGCGTCGGTTTCAGTTTCAGCAACAAACTTACCGTTGATTTGAATTTCATCAACCTGACTATTTTTGTAAGCCATGAATGGATAATTGTTATGAGTAGGTTCTATGTTTGTGTAGTTTGCTTTAGTAGATAGTGTTACGCTAGGTTGTATGGGAAATACTGCGCCACCGGTTTCCTCAAGAACCTTAAACATGTTGCTATTAAAAATATTCCACTGGCAACTTATCTTTACACGCCAGTCATCCTTGGATGAAGCATTAACTTTGATAGATTCTCCCGTGGTTGTAAAAAGTTCTCCACCGGCTGGTATATTATTTCCTCTTTTCAAACTTAGTATGTCATTCAAATTGCCTGCGGCACTTGCTATCTTGCCTGCAAAGGATTTAATTCCAGTTGCTAGATTTCCACCTATCTTATCACTAATGCTGGCTTTGATGTCGGCACCAAGATTGTTTGGATTTAAATTTCCTCCCAGGCTGGTTGCTCCTACAGACTGTGATAGTGAAGTAATG